AGAGATGGTGGTATGACACCAGCAAAACCTAATTAATCATGGCTAAAGGTGTAAAACATTATAAAAGAGATGGAACTGAACATAAAGGCAGTATGCATAAAATGCCTAATGGTCAATTACATACAAACAAAACTCACACTAAAACAAGTGTAAGACTTTTTCATTTTAATGAGCTAAGTAAAACTGCAAAGAAAAAAGCTAAAAGCAAAAATAAAGGCAAAAAATAATGGCAACAACATATCTTGATTTAACTAATGAAGTACTAAGAGAACTTAATGAAATACCATTGACTTCTGCAAACTTTGCTAACGCAACTGGACTTCAACAGTTTGTTAAAGATTCTGTTAATAAAGCTATTTATGATATAGCAAATCAAGAACCACAATTACCTTTTTTTGCTACAGGTGAAAGTGGAGATACAGACCCTTTTTATGGTAATGTAACTGTTGCAACTGTAGCTGGTACGAGATGGTATGAATTAAAAGCATCGAGTTCTAGTGTTGCAGATGATTTTGCTTCAGTAGATTGGGATGATTTTTATTTGACAACAATTAATGTGTCAGGAGAATCAGCTCCTTTTGTTTCACGTGGTTTAAGATTTTTAAATTTAGCAGACTGGAAAAGATATTATAGAGATTCTGAAAATGCAGACGATGCAGATACACAAGCACACGGAGAACCTAAATTTGTAATTAAATCTCCTGATAGCAGAAAGTTTGGACTTAGTCCTATTCCTGATAAAGTATATAATGTGCATTTTTATGCATTTGATAGACCAACTAAACTTAGTGCACATGGAGATACAATAGTTTTTCCTGAACAACATAGTAATGTTATTACTTCAAGAGTTCGTTATTACGTGTGGCAGTTTAAAGAAAGCCCACAACAAGCTGCATTTGCTTTAGATGATTATAAAAAAGCTATAAAATATATGAAATCTAGCTTAATTAATCCAACACCTAAAGAAATGACAGACGATAGAAGATATTTTTAAAATATGGCAAGAGCACAACCATACACTGTAGCTTGTCAGGGTGGATTAGTAACAGCTTCTAATCAGATAGATTTACTAAGAACTCCCGGAGTAGCAACAGAACTTTTAAACTTTGAATCATCTATTGAAGGTGGTTACAGACGTATTAATGGTTTTTCAAAGTTAGGAGGGAGTAGTGCAGTACAACCTACAGGAGGTACAGATACTTTTTTAGGAGTTATACCTTATGCTGATGGAGTTGTTGCTTGTATAAGTGATGATATTTATTTTACACAAGATGGAATAAACTACTTACAAATAAATAGAAGTAGTGTATCAGGAAGTGGAGATAATCATACTGCTTTTACAGGTAGAAGTGTTTTAAATAGAACTTCACAAGGTCAAATAAGTTTTTCAATTTTTGAAGGTGCTACATTTGATTATGGTTTATTGGTTATTTGTGATGGAGCTAACAAGCCTTACTTTTTTAGAATGGAAGGAACTGGTTCTAATGTTAATACAAGAACATTTTTTAGTGGTGAAATAACTGTTACCGGTACAAAGTTTGCTACACATGGAACTATTCATGATAAACATTTAGTTGTTGCTGGTGTTGAAGATAATTTAAATAGTATATTTTATAGTGGCACACTAGACCCAACAGACTTTACAAGCACAGGGTCAGGCTCAATAACACTAGAAGACCAAGTAGTAGGTATTAAAAGTTTCCGTAACGAACTATTTATATTTTGTCAGAATAGTATTTTTAAACTACAAGATATAAATGGTACTCCAAAAATTGTACCTGTTACTAAAAATGTAGGTTGTCTAAGTGCATATACAATCCAAGAGATTGCTGGTGACTTAATATTCTTAGCACCGGATGGACTAAGAACAGTTGCTGGTACAGCGAGGATTGGTGACGTTGAGTTAGGAACTGTTTCTAAACAGATACAACCTGTTTTAACAAACTTAGCACAAAACATAAATAATTTTATAATTAATAGTGTTGTTATTAGAGAAAAATCTCAATATAGATTATTTTATACAAATACAAGTGTAGTAAATGCTGTACAAAAAGGAATTATAGGAACACTAAGAACTAATGGTTTTGAGTGGTCTGAAACAAAAGGAATAGAAGTTACAGCAATAGGTTCAGGATTTAATAAAGATGGTGTTGAAGAATATTATCATGGTGATACTGATGGTTTTATTTATCTACATGATTCGGGTAACGACTTTAATGGAAGTAATATATTAGCAAGATATACTACTCCTAATTATGATTATGGAGATTTAGGAACTTTAAAAACTTTACATTATGTAAGAGTTTCTATATCAGCAGAAGGAATAGTAACACCTGAAATGCAAGTTAAATACGATTTTGATAGTACAAATACTCCACAACCACCTAGTAATTTTCCGTTTGGTACGGTAAATCCACAAGCAGTATTTGGAGATGCTGTATTTAATACAAATATTTTTGGAGGTGCAGGAGCACCGATGGTAAGAATTCCATTACAGGGAAGTGGAACAAGTAATAATTTTACAGTAATAACAGAAGATACAAAAGCACCATATAAAATTAATGGTTTATATGTAGACTTTATACCTTCAGGTAGGAGATAAAAACAATGGCAAGTTACATTAGACAAAGTTCGTTTGCAGATGGTGATACAATTACTGCTGCATTATTTAACAACGAATTTAACCAAATCGTAAACGCTTTTCATAATTCAACAGGGCATAAACACGATGGCACAACAGCCGAAGGTCCAGTTATAGGATTAATTGGAGATGCAGGAGAAACATCTCCTAATAATAAAGTTTTAATTGATACTTCTAATAATCATATTGAATTTTATGTAGAAGTATCTAGTAGTCCTGTACAACAAATAAGAATACAAGATGGGGCTATTGTTCCAATTACAGATAATGATATAGACTTAGGAACATCATCTTTAGAATTTAAAGATGCTTTTTTTGATGGCACAGTTACTACAGATGCATTAGTAGCAGATACAGCAGATATAAATGGTGGTACAATAGATGGAGTTACAATAGGTGGCTCTAGTGCTGGTGCAATCACAGGGACAGCTATTACAGGTACAAGTTTTGTTATAGGTTCAGCAGATATAAATGAAGCTGAACTAGAAACGATTGATGGTGTAACTGCTGGTACAGTTTCAGCTAGTAAAGCAGTTGTTGTAGATAGTAATAAAGATATTGCAAGTTTTAGAAATGTTACTCTAACTGGAGAACTGGATGCAGCAACACTTGATATATCAGGTGATGCAGATATTGATGGTACATTAGAAGCTGATGCAATTACTATTGCAGGTGTAACATTAGCAGAAACAATCTCCGATACAGTCGGAGCTATGGTTAGCTCTAATACTGAAACAGGTATATCTGTAACTTACGATGATTCTGATAACACATTAGACTTCGTAATCGGTTCAGGAGTTATAACAAATGCTATGTTAGCAAACTCTACAGTTTCTTTTGGTGGTATAAGTTTAGCATTAGGTGCTTCAGATGCTACACCAGCTTTTGATTTATCAGATGCTACAAATTATCCAACATCAAGTTTATCAGGAACAATTACAAATGCTCAATTAGCAGGTTCTATTGCAAATGCAAAACTTGCAAACTCCTCAATAACAGTAAGTGATGGCTCAAGCTCTACAGCTATTTCATTAGGTGATACATTAACCTTTGCCGGAACATCTAATGAAGTTGAAGTAGGAGAAAGTTCAGGTACAATTACTGTAGGTTTACCAAGTGCTACTCAGATAACAACATCGTTAGGTGTTGGTGGTGGTTCAACAAATGGTGTTCAGATATCTCAAGGTGCTATTGCTATTAAAAATGGTGGGACACAATCATATGTAGATTTTTATTGTGAATCATCTAATGCTCACAAAGCAAGATTACAAGCTCCAGCTCACTCTGCGTTTAGTGGTGATATTGTTGCAACTTTACCAGCAACTACAGGTACGTTAGCTTTAACAAGTGATATACACACAACTGAAGAGTTACAAGATATTATTGGAGCTATGTTTAGTTCTAATACTGAGTCGGGTATTACAGTTGAATATCAAGATTCAGATGGTACAATCGATTTAACAGTTGGAACTCTTAATCAAAATACTACAGGTTCAGCAGCTACTTTAACAACTCCTAGAACTATTCATGGTGTATCATTTGATGGTTCAGCTAATATTGATTTAACAGAAGTTGTACAAGATACTGTTGGTGCTATGTTCTCAAGTAATACTGAAACAGGTATTGCAGCAACATACGAAGATGGTGATGGTACAATAGACTTAGTTATAGGTAGTGATGTTATTGTAAACTCTATGATAGCAGATGATGCTATTGATTCAGCTCAAATAGCTGATGGAGCAATCGATACAGTTCATATTGCAGACGACCAAGTTACAGGTGATAAGTTATCTAATGATATAACTATTGCTAATGACTTAACAGTTGCAGGAAACTTAGTAGTTACTGGTAGTACAACACAAACAGGTGCAACAGTATCTAACTCTAACTTCCAAGCATTATCTAATAATAATAGTGGTAATGCTACAGACTTTGGTTTTTATGGTAAGTATGTAGAATCTAGTACAACTAAATATGCAGGTTTGTTTTTTGATGCTTCTACTGATAATACCTTTAGATTATTTGTAGATACACAAACAGAACCTAGTACAACAGTTAATACAGGTGCTACAGGATACGCAGCCGGAACATTAGTAGCCAATGTAACAGGTGATGTAACAGGTGATGTAACAGGTAATGTATCAGGGACAGCAGCTACAGTAACAGGTGCAGCTCAATCAAACATTACAAGTCTTGGTACACTTACAACACTTACAGTTGACAATGTAATTATTAATGGTACTACTATTGGTCATACAGACGACACAGACTTAATGACTGTGGCTGATGGAGTATTGACAGTAGCCGGTGAAGTTGATGCAGTAAGTTTAGATGTTTCCGGAGATATAGATGTTGATGGAACTGCTAATTTAGATAATACAGATATAGATGGAACTTTAAATACTTCCGGTGTAGTAACATCACAAACTTCTGCAAATATTTCGCAAGTAGCTCTTACATCAAGTTCTAATGCAGTTGCTTGGGATGCATCAGCAGCAGCTAATGCTTTTCATTTAACTACAGAAAATACAACTTTTTCAGCACCAAGTAATTCTGTTGAGGGTGCGATTATTTCAGTTGAGATAGCTCAAGGTGGTACACCTAGAACTATTGCATTTAACACAGTTTTTGAATTTGCAGCAAGTACAGCACCGACTATTACTGCAACAGCAAATAAAACAGATATATTTGCATTTAGATATAATGGTTCAGTTTGGCAAGAAATTGGAAGAGTACAAAACTTAGCACAAACATAATATATGGAAACATTACAACGTACAGCTAATCGTGGTAGTATATCTACGGATACGAGTTTTCAAGTAGATAACTCTTTAAAAACTGATGAACATGCAGGAGAATATTTTTATAGAAACAGTCCTACAGCAGGTAATAAAAGAACTTTTACTTTTAGTTTTTGGATAAAAAGAACACAGCTTACGGGCTATGTTGCTGACCCATATTTAATGAGTCAAGGAAGTAATCAGCGTTTTCACTTTGCAGGAGATTCTTTAAGATTTATGTTTGATGGAAACTCAACTGAATTAGAAGCAAGTGGTAGGTTGAGAGATACGAGTGCTTGGTATCACGTAGTTTTAGCAGTAGATACAACACAATCAACAGCAGCAAATAGAGTGAAAGCATATCTTAATGGTCAAGACTACCCTTGGAATAATACTAAGTATCCTTCTCAAAACTCAGAAAGTGGTTGGATGTCAGGTTCAAGTATGTATTTTAATACAAGAGATGGAGATGGTGCATATCATAATTCAGCATATTGGGCAGAAGTTGTTGTAATAGATGGACAACAATTATCTGCTACAGACTTTGGAGAATTTGATTCTGATACTGGTATTTGGAAGCCTAAAAATGTAAGTGGATTAAATTTTGGTAATGAAGGGTTTTATTTAAATTTTCAAGACTCTTCTGATTTAGGTGCTGATGTTAGTGGTAACAACAATGATTGTACCCTTAACAACATAGCAGCAGCAGACCAGTCAACAGATACTTGCACCAATAATTTTTGTACTATAAATGTTATTAATTTAAGTACACAAACATTAACAGAGGGTGCAACAAAAATAGTTTCTACTGATAATACTTCAAGAACATCTTTTGGAACTATGGCTGTATCTAAAGGTAAGTGGTGGTGGGAAGGTAAAATACAAGTTTATGAAAGTGCTGATTCTTATCCTTGTATTGGTGTTACAGGTGATTTAGATAATCCACCAGCAACTTCCGCACAATTATGGAAAGGCAATCATGTAGTTGTATTAGCTAAAGCACAAAAATGGGTTACTAATGATACAGGCTATTCATATGGAACAGCTTATGCTGACAACGACATTATTAATATAGCATTGGATATGGACAACCATATTATGTATACATATAAAAACGGAACTATTGATGATGCTAGTGGTATAAATTTTTCTAGTCAAAGTGCTGCGACTGCTGATGATTTTTACATACCAATAAATCTTGTTTATGTAACAGGTGGTGGCTCAAGTTGGGAAATGAACTTTGGTGGATATGCAAATTATACAATATCAAGTGCAGAAAGTGATGCTAATGGCTATGGAAATTTTGAATACGCACCACCAACAGGCTACTATGCCTTATGTAGTAAGAATTTAGCGGAGTTTGGATAATGGCTTATACAACAATAGACGACTCTTCAGCACATTTTCAGACAGAAACATATACTGGTTCAGGTGCAAATACAACTGTAACTTTTAGTGGTAATTCAGATTTAAAACCCGATTGGTTGTGGATAAAAAATAGAGGTGCAAGTTATGGTCATTTTGTAGTTGATTCAAGTAGAAATATAAGTTATGCACAAAACTCAAGTAACGCACCTTATTTAGAAGCAGAATCTTCAGCATTAGAAAATAATAATCAAAACTGGATGCAATCTGTAAATACTGATGGTTTTACTACAGGAATATCAGAACATATAAATTCAAACTCAGGTTCATCTTTTGTTGCTTGGGCTTGGAAGGGTGCTGGAGGTACAACAAGTTCTAATACAGATGGTGGAATTACAACTACACTTCAAACAAATTCAACAGCAGGATTTACTATTGGAACTTATACTGGTAATGGTGGTTATTCAACTATTGGTCATGGTTTAGGTGCTATTCCAGACCTTGTAATTATTAAAGGTAGAGATGGAAATGGGCTTGGTGGTGCAGCTCAATATTGGGTAGTTGGAATGCCTAATACAACAACTTTTGGAAATGGTGGTAGTAAACATTTATTTTTAGACACAGATTCTGCAATCGCAACTAATACTACTATGTGGTATAACACTAACTTTACTACAACAACAATTCCTATAGGACCACATGCAGCAATAAATGGTAATACTGCAAAATATGTTTTTTATGCTTTCAAAAACATACAAGGTTTTAGTAGAGTGGGTGAATATACAGGTGCTGGTAGTAATTCTCCATTTGTTTACACAGGTTTTAAACCAGCTTTTGTTCTTATTAGAAGAACAGATGCAGCAAACAGTTGGGGAATTGTAGATAATAAACGAGATGTTTTTAATACTAATAGTGATACTGAAACTTTATTTGCTGATTTAACAGCAGCAGAATCTAGCACTTATAAATTAGATTTATTATCTAATGGATTTAGACCTAGGAGCAATCACAGTATTTTTAATCAAAATTCGGGTAATTATGTCTATGTAGCATTTGCAGAAAATCCATTCGTAACATCAACAGGTATCCCAACAACAGCGAGGTAAATTATGTGGGCATTAATAGAAGATAATAACATAACACAAGTTTTTACAAGACCTAAAGCACTAACTATTGGAGATGTAAACTATCCTAGTAATATATTTACTATGTGGTCTAAATCTGAGTTAGAAGCTATTGGCATTTATGAGGTTGTTATTGACAACTCAAACTTAAAAGATAAAGAGTATTACATAAATACTGACCAATCTTTTAACTTTGCAAGTAATACAGTAACTGCAAGTTATGGTACAGCTACAGCTAAATCTTTAAATGATGTTACCGATGAAGATGGTAATATTACTAGAGGTTTAAAATATAAATATAAAGAAAATATAAACGCACAAGCTGGTAATATTTTATCAGATACTGACTGGATGGTTATTAGAGAAGCTGATGGTGGAACAGCTATGCCAAGTAATATTAAAACTTGGAGAGCTAGTGTGCGTACAAAAGCTAACGCTATGGGTACACAAATAGACAATGCAGCAGACGTTGATGCTTTAGCAACTTTATATGCGTACACTAATACTGGAACTGAAGAAAATCCAGTGTACACAAGACCTCTAGGTGAGTTTCCGGAGCTAAGTTAATGGAAATATCACCTTACATAGTTTGGAATATTTTTATAACTCTTGTATTAGCACCTATTTGGTTTCAGATTAGACAGAATTCAACAGAGCTTAAAAGACAAGATATATTACTAAATAAAACCCGTGAAGAAATTGCAAAAGAATATGTCACAAAAACTGAGTTAAAAGATGATATGGATACTATCATTGATAGAATGAAAAAAATTGACGAAAAACTTGACAAACTCTTTGAACGACAGTAAAATATAGATGGCAAAGAAAAAAAATAAAAAGACTAAGAAGCTTCCTGCTTCGACTTTAGTTATCTCCATCACTACTGTACCTTCAAAGGTTTTGAAGACGTTACTACGTAGGAAAAATAATGGCAAGAAAACAACAAAAGAAAAAAAGAAATAAAAAGTATAAACCTACTTATACTACTGGTGGACGTGTAGATATGCGTACTGGTGGTCGTGTTGGTTTTCAAGAAGGTACTCTAGTTAGTCAAGATGAAAGACAAATAGCTAGGCTAGATGAGTCAAGAAGAGATGTACAAGAGGAAAGAAGAAGAAGACAAGAGCAACAAAACACACCTGTTAATCAAGTAGAGCCAACTGATACTCAACAGGGAAGTCAGGATAATACTGATACTACAACAACTACAGACACTACAGAAACACCTGCTACTCCAGCTCAAACATCATCTCCCTTTGACCCCGGATTTGGAAATGTAGTTCCGGGAGAATATTCTGATTCAGTAAAACCTGATGCAACAGGAGCCATGAAAAGGACTACTCCTGTAGGTTTAACAGACCCAGCAACTCAATCAGCTTTTCAAGTTGGTAGAGAATACAGAGCATTAAGAACAGGAGCTAGAGCTGAAGAGTTAGCTGCTGGAAACTTACCTGATAATTTACCTAAAATTCCTGACCCTAAAAAGTTAGTAAGTGATGAAGGTAAAGTAGCTGCCGGAACAGAAATAGATGCTGCAACAGCAGCAGAGTTGCAAATGTCAACAGATTCTAATGTTCAAGCTGCTAAATTAGGTGCTGTTAATCCTGAAACAGTTTCCGTAGTTAGTCAAACAGGAAACGCAGCTACCCCTGAACCTTTTGCTGCTTCTAAGATTGGAGCTGAAGAAATTGCTAAAGTTCCTGAAACACCGATTATTGAAGCTGCTAGTGGTAATCTTTCACCTGAAGTTTCTCAAACACTAGCTAATGCTGCTGGTGTTCAAGCAACAGAAGAGATAGATGCTGCTCAAGTAAACGTCTTACCCGGAGCTGTTCAAGAAAGAGTTGTTGGAGTTATAAGTCCTGAAGCTAAAGCACAAGCTGCTAAAGTAGCAGGAACATCTTTAGCTAGACTTACAAGAGCTAAAAAACAATTAAGAAATGCTGGTTTATCTGAAGAAGATATTCAAGAACTAGGAACTGACCCTGAAAGTTTAGAAGCAAAACTTACTGAGTTTACAGAAGAACAAAGAGGTATAGTTGCTGGTTTACCTGAAGAGGCTTTAGTATCTAATCAAATGGATAGCCTATTAGTAGGTATTGAACAAGGAGATATACCTGTATGGGCTTCTCCGGCTGTAGCTGCTGTAGAGCAGATGTTAGCTCAGAGAGGATTAGAAGCCTCGACTGTAGGTAAAGCTTCTTTATTAAATGCTATTATTACATCAGCCTTACCAATAGCTCAAGCAAATGCAAAAGCTGTTCAAGCAGGAGTAACACAACAAAGAGCTATTGAAGCTACGGTTGCTCTAAAAGATGCTGAGATGGCACAACAAACTGCGTTGTTTAATGCTCAAAATGTATTTAACATGGATTTAGCACAGATGAATGCTGACCAACAAAGAGCTGTTAATAACGCTAAGTTTTTCCAAACTGCAAGTATTCAAAATGCAACAATGGAACAACAAGCAGTAGTACAAGATGCTGTATTAATGTCACAAAGAAATTTAGCAGAAGCTGACCAAAATACTAAATTAGGTATTGAGAATGCAAGAGCATTTTTACAGATGGATATGGCTAATTTATCTAATGAACAACAAGCAGTAATGTTAAAAGCTCAACAAACTCAACAACGTATGTTGACTAATCAAGCTGCTGAAAATGCTGCATTACAATTTAATGCTACAAGTGAGAATCAAACTAATCAGTTTATGTCTAGTTTAAGTGCTTCAATATCTCAATTTAATGCACAGCAAAATAATGCAATGGCTCAGTTTAATGCAACTCAAGAGAATGCTGCCGAAGCTAGAAGAGTTGCTAATGAGTTTGAAGCTGAAAAGATTGAAGCACAATTACAAAATCAAGTAAATATTTTTAACGAACAACAAGAGTTTGCAAGAGAACAGTTTAACGTTAGAAATGCTACAGCTATTGCACAGTCAAATGTACAATGGAGAAGACAAGCAAATACAGCAGATACAGCAGCTATTAATGCAGCTAATCAACAGAATGCTCAAAATGCTTATGGTCTTTCAATAGCTGCTCAAAACTTTTTATGGCAAGAACTAAGAGATGAAGCTGACTTTGCATTTAAAAGATGGGATAATGATGAGCAAAGAAAAACATCTTTGTTTGTTGCTGCGTTAGGAAATGAACAAGGAACTAGTAGAAAAAATAGTTGGGGACAAAATTTACAAGCTATAACAAATTTAGTCGATGGCTGGTTAGACGGAGGATAAAATATGGGTGTATTTAAAAAATTAAAAAAAGGGTTTAAAAAACTTGGAAGCTCTATAGCCAAAGGAATGCGTAAAATAGGTAGAGGTGTAAAAAAAGCTTTTAAAAAAGTAACAAAAGCTTTTGGTAAACTTGGACCACTAGGACATCTTGCTTTATTTTTTATCCTTCCCGGAGCAGGAAGTGTGCTAAAATCTTGGATGGGACAATTTGGTTCTAGTATTATGAATATGTTACCTAAAAATTTTAGTACTATATTAGGTCAAGTAGGAACTGCTGTGAAAGATGCAGCTAGTTGGGCATATAATAATACTGTAGGTAAAGTTTATAATACGGTAGGTGATGCTTTAACATCAGGAATTGACTATGTTACAAAACCATTTTTTAGCGATGGGGTTGGTGCAGCTACAAGATTTAAAAACTTTGTTTCTGACACAGCAGCTAACTTGAGTGCACCTGAAAAAACTTTAACACCTGAAGAAATAACAGCACAAAGAACAGAAGCTTCTCAAGCAGCTATAAAAGCCGAAGATGGTCCAGCCGGAGGTCGAACTGACCAAGTAAGAGCAGAACAAATTAAACAAAAACAAATCACTGCTGAAGCAAAAGCTAGTGGCAAAAAAGCTGGAGTTTTTGACGATACTAAACCTGACACAACCGTTACAACAGGAGCCAAGGACGTTGCCGATGCTGCTAAACCGGATAAAGAATCATTATATGATAAATATGTAGATATGAAAGAAGGCGTAGCTAAGCGACCTATTCCCGGTACTGGTGTTACTCTAGGAGAGGCTGCAAGTGTAAGTAAAGATGCAACGTTAGTTTATGGAACTTATCAATATTTTAATCCTGATGAAGTGTCAGGAGAATTTTATAATCCAAATGTTGGTTTTGCAAATCAGTTAAATACTCCTAATGACCCTTATACAATGTCAAGCCAAGCATCAAGTTTTGTTCCTGTAGGTCAAGCAAATCAAACACTTTTTGATGCAGGAAAAATTTATGCAAATGCAATGGGAATGGCAGGTCCGGACCCGATACTTGAATCTTTAAATGCTCCCGGATATGGTTTTTCATTTGAAGATTATATAACTGGAAGAGGAGCTTATGGCTAGAAATTTATTAGAAATTGCAAAACCTTATGTTTTAGAGGGTGCTATTCCCGGACAGTCTTTGACTAATGCTCCTGACCAACCTTATCCGTGGGAAGGACCACCTGAAATAACTTCTCAAAAAGAAGCTATTAATAGAATATTTTTAGATATTATTAAACCCGGAAACATTGAAGTCTTGTCAGACTTGATGGCAAATGATGTTCCTATTGCTAATATAGCTGAGATGTTAATTAAAACTGGATTTCAAAAAGGAAAATATAATCCTGATTTAGCAATTACACTTATGGAGCCTACAATGTTTATGTTATTATCAGTAGCAGAAAAAGTAGGAATAGACCCTAGATTAAGCGATGATGATGAAGAAGATGAAATAGGATATGAAGAAGAAGTAGATACTAAAGGTAACATGAGAGTTGCTCAAAGTTTAAATCCTGCTAAAGAAGAACCTAAAAGTTTAAGAGATTTAAAACCTAGTATGCGAACTGTACCTATGGCTAAACCGGATATTCAAGAACAATTAGATAATTTAGATACTAGTAAATTACGAGAAAGTATTTTACAGAAAAAAAGACCTAAAGCTTCAAATAGTTTATTAGGCAAAGAAGGAGAATAAGATGGCAGAAAGTTTTTCTGATATAATGAAACAATATGATGATGCATCAATATCTGATGTGGGTAATGCCTTATTAGCTAGAAAAGAACAAGTTCAAAGTGAGCAAAGAAAACGTGATAAAAAAGATGCCCGTACACAACAAGTGTTAGCTGTTCTTCTTGCAGGACAAGGCTTATTTAAAAATGCGTTTAAAAGAAGACAAGCTGAATTACAAAATGCTCAAACTTTAGATTTATTAAATGCTGAATCTGATGCATTAAACATTAGAAATATTTCTTCTGTTTTAAGTATGGTTCCTGAAGATTTTACAAAACAAACAAACCCATTAACAAACAAGCCTTATACTGTTGAAGAAAATGTAAATAGATATTTTTCTGACCAAGAAAATAGTCAAGCTTTTATTGACAAAGTTGACCCTATTCTTACTACTCATTTAAATTTTATAAATCAAGAAGACCTAAAACAAAGTAACTCTAGAGAATATGATATTATAAAAGAAGTTGCAGCTAGAGCTATATTTGAAAATCTTATAACAGATGACAAGCATATAACGTTTATGGATGAATTAAAAAAAATGCCTGACTTTCAAGGTCTTACAAGAGAAGAATTGCTATCAAGAGGTATAAGTTTAACAGATAAAAAATTAGACTTATATAAACGACAACAGTACGCAGCTTTAGAAAAAGAACTTAGACGTAAAAGTGGAGTTGCTTCGTTATTTAATCCAAGCACATATGCCAATATTTTTAAAAGGGCTGGTGACGACTATGAAGAATTAGGTGAATTAAATGTATTTAAAAGATTAACACCTGAAAATTTATCACCAGCAAAAATAAGTGATATTGTTGATAATATTAACTTTCAAGGCATAGTAGTTACTTCAATGGATAAAGGTTTAAAAAAAGTAAGACAATCACCTGAAAGATTTTTAAATCAAATGAACCGACCAATATATGATAACTATAGAAAAGCACTTATAGAAGAAATTTTACCTAGTTTAGTTCTTAAAATAGATAGAAAAAAAGCTTTTAATAAATTTGGTTTACAATCTTATTTAGGTAGAGGTCTTGCTGACGATTTACAAAAGGTGCTTGGTCCAAATACTAATGCTGGTTCTCAATTTAGTAAGCGAACAGGTGCTTTATCATTAAGATTAAAGTCTGATACAGATTTTGCAGTAGCATTATATCAAAATGCAAATCCAAATGCTACAGCAGCACAGATAACAGCTTTTAAACAAGCTATTAGAATTGACACATTTAGAGATGAATTTTCAGCCCTTCTTGTTTTAAAAGCAGGAACAGATACTGGATTCTTTGGAACAGAGCAAAGTTTCATAGGAGTAGAAAATGTAGGTGAATTTACATTTAAAGGTGAGCTGGTTGACACACCTTTATCTGCAATTGGTCTTGGAAAGATAGACGAATACACAAACAATTTTAAAACTGATATGGGATATAATCCACAATTAGCATCCGATAGAGTTGACCCTTATATTACTCCAATGTTTAATTTAAAAACTGGAGAAGCTACAGAGGATTATGTAAAACTTTCTAAACAAGGAAAAGACAATGCTTACTACATGATGGTACAGCAAATTATGAATGCTCCAAACCAAACTGACCAAGCAAGATTACAAAAGTTAGAAGAGTTTCATAATGTAACTCCAAATCCTTTAGAGATGCCTTTAATGGATTACCTTCAGTTTAAAGAACAAGAAGTAGAACGTGATACACAGATACAACAAATTAGTGACTCGAGATATTTATCTCCAAAACAGCTTCAAATGTATAAGATAAATCTTAGACGTATTGAAATACTAAAAAATGATATTAAAAATGAAGTTGTATCTTCAAGAGATATTACAGGTAAAAGACAAGTTGACGAAGCTTCTCCAAGAGATATTGAAAATATGCAAGGTAGAATTTCTAGGATTGAACAATCAAATCAACAGTTACTAGCTAATCCTTTAGGTGCTGTAAATATCACAAACAAAATACGAGGATTAGATAATCAGATTGCAAGTTTCCAACGTAGGATGCCTGTGTTGGAACGAAATCTTCCTCCTACAAGTTTAGCAAAACAAAAACAAAGACTTAAAAATCTTATACAACAAAGAGAAGCTTTACAACTTCAGTTTGATGAATTTGGTTTAGAGCAGCAACGTGAAAGAACTGCTGAGTTATTAGATATTGAATTTGCAGACAAAGAAACTCCTGAAGCAAGTACAGAAAATGTTTTTGATGATGAAGAGGTAAATTTAAGAGGTGAGGAGGTTACTGTTCCTAGAGGTGAAGTATTACCGGACCCTGAACCTGTAGAACCTGATGTTACAACTGGATTAGAAAAAAAAAACTTATTAAAAACTAGAGAAGTTGGTGAAAATGTAACTCAACAAGCTATTAATGCTGTTGTAAATGTACAGGGAGCTTCTGATTCTGTTAAGAATGCAAGTAAACAGTTCTTAATGGAAGTTGCAAAAGTAGAATCTGACTTCGGAGAAAATAATAATACATTTAAAAATCCTAACTCAAATGCTACCGGTATCTTCCAAATAAGACCTGACCAAGCTTTTAAAGAAGTTCAAGACGTATTAAATAATAAAGAAGCAAAAAGAGGAGAACCAATTCGACAATATAATGAATTATTGAAAAAAGAACTAGGTATTGATTTATCAACAGCAACTGTAGAAGATTTAGAAAAACCATTATACTCGGCTGCTTTTTCTAGAGCATACTTTATGAGAGCTGCTGCTGCTATTCCTACGGACCCTGTTGCAAAAGCTAATTATTGGTTTGATAATTATGTTCAAAATGATAAACCGGAAACAAGAAATACATTTGTTATACAATATTTAAGAAAAAACGGATATTTTATAGAAGCAATTAAATATTCAACTAGACAAGCTGGTAAAAGTCTGTTAAACAGAGATTAAAATATGGCAATAGATTTGCAAAACTTTATTGAAGGTATAGATACGCTTACAAGTAAGCCAGTAGAAAGTCCTTTATTTGATGAGTTTATTGGTGAACCTCAAACGCAATCTAAACAATATTCATATTCTACAAATACCCTACCTGACGAAACACAATATAAAACAACAAGTACCCCAAGCTATGGTTATAGTTTAAGTGACCTTGAACGTGACCCTGAGTTTAGTGCAGCAGCAAAAAGATTTTTAGATGGTATTGGTAGTAACGAAAATATTTTTGAATTTTTAAGAGATGAAAAATATAGTTTAAGTTCTGCTATAGTTCGTTCATTTCAAACAGGAAACTGGACTGACCAACAAAAACAAGACTACGTTTATTTAAGAGATAGGTTTGATAACACAGACTTAAGAGGTTTTAAAGAAAGATTTAATCTAGTCAAAGATGTAGGTATTGATATTCTTGCTGACCCACTAAACATTGTTGCAGGACTATTTGCTATACCAACAGGAGGTGCTAGTATTGCAGGTCGTGGAGCTTTACAAGCAGCAGTTAAAGGTGGTATTCAAAAAATGAATACAGCTAAACTAAAAGGTCAACTAGAATTACCTTTTACTCAAAAATTAACTGCAAGACAAATAGCTAAAAGAAAAAAATTAAAAAAAGATAAAGCATTAAGAGGTGCTAAATATGGTGCTTTATATGGAGCTGCACATGGTATGGCTTGGGCAGGACCTCATGAATATTTTTTGCAAGATATTGATATCAATCTAGGAGCTAGAGATGAGTTAGATTTAACTGCTATAGGTGGTTATACATTAGCTGGTGGTGTTCTTGGTGGTGGTCTTGGTGGTATTCTAGGTGGAGTCACTGGTCTGTATGGTAATAGATATTTAACAAAAGAGTTTAAACATACTAACGAAAATTTAATAGACAACGTAGGTTCTCAACCACGTAAAGAAGTTGTTGAGCAATCAAAGATTGACAGAGCTTTGGCTACCGGTAAAGATAAATTAAATAAAGTTATAGCTAATACAGTTGGTAAACCTGTTACATGGTTTAATAGTTATGTTGAGAAATCACCAGCTTTACAAGACTTTTTATTAAAATTAAGATATGATTATGATACCACTCTTTTATCTAGAGGTAAAGAAGGAGTAAAACAAAAATCATTTGGATTATTTATGGGTGAAACCATTGGTAGGTTTCAGTTTGGTTTGTCTAGGTCATTAAATAGTTTATATCGTGTGGGTTTGAGAGCAAAACTAGACCCTAATCAAAATAAACAACTTAACAAACTTTTAAGAGATTCTGACGTTACGATTAATAATGTTGATAATAAAGTAGGTGAATTTGATGATGATGTTATTTTAGCTTATAAGGGTGTTAGAGAAACACTAGATTTAGCATTTAAACAAGCAAACGATGTAGGTTTGTTTGGTCCTAAAGTAACTTTAGAAGCTGGTTACTTTCCAAGACTTTTTAAGTATGATGTATTGGAAAGGGACCAAGATATATTTAAACAAATTTTAATTGATTCAGGACATGCTGACCCATTAAATGATGCTAGAAAATTTAACTTTTTAATTGAAGGTGACAAAGGACTAACTAAAACAGAGTTGGGTATTTTAAAAGATGCAAAAGGGATTGATGCTGATACTTTCGGAATTGACTTTTTAAAAAAAGCCGGAGTTAAAACAACAGGTGGTAGACGTTTTGCTAGAATTGAAGATGCTACTGAAGAGCAAATTAACAAAGCCAAAGAATTAAAAGCTGATAAAATTGTTGAGGACATGTTAGAATATAGATGGACTCCTTTTGAACTTAGGTCTGCTAGACAAAATAATGCAGGTACTGGATTTTTAAATGAGAGAAGATTTAGAAATATTAAAGATGAAGATATAGCTGAATTTTTAGAAGGAGATGTTCAGTTAGTATTGGAAGATTATTTTACCAACATGGGTCAAGCAATTGCAAGAACTAAATATTTTGGTAGAACTATATCTGATTTTGAAGAGAATACAGTTCAACCAATTGTTAAAGAATTACTTGAATCAGGTATGAATAGAACAGAAGCTAATAAAATTGCTGAACGAGTTAGATTTACTTATAGAAGAGTGACAGGAATTGAAAGTTATGCACAATCTCCATTAAAAAGAATAGGCTGGGCTAGAGAAGCTGCTGATTGGGGAAAACTTTTACAGCAAATGGCTCACCTTCCTTTTGCTACTTTATCTAGTGTAACAGAACCTTTATTACTTTTACAACGAGCAGGACTAAAAGATTCACCAAAAGTTTTAGGTGATATAGCAAGTGCTATAGTTAAAGAAGGTAATTCTGTTCTTGATAGAACTATTAGAGGTTATAAACGACTTAGAGGTCAAAAAGTAAAAGGTCCTAAAGATATATCCGTACAAAAAGGAGAGTCAGTATTTGAAGTTATGCCTGATGATGATTGGGGAGAACTTTACAAAACTGGTTTAGCTTTAGAACAGGCAGTGCAAGAAAGAATAGAAGGACTAGCCGGTGAAGGTTTATATAATTCTTATGCTAAAAATATTCAAGCAGGATTCTTTAAAGTTAATTTATTATCACAATGGACTAAAGCTGTACAGTTAGCTTCGTTTACAACAGGTAAAAGATTAATTAAACAAAATGCAGAAAAATTAGCTCAAGGTAATTTAAGTGCAAGTAATAGAAAATACTTAACACAACAATTAAACGATTTAGGTATTGATGAAAACAAAGCTGTTAATTGGTATAAGAGTTCTTTAATAGATGGTAAGTTTAATAATCGTCTTGCTAAATCTCAAGAGTTTTATGTTGATGATTTAACATCAGGAGCTAATAGATTTACAAAAGAAATTATTTTAAACCCAAGCACAGCAGAAGCTAATAGACCTTTATGGTTCTCTACTCCTGCTGCTCAAATGTTAGTACAGTTTGCTGGTTATCCTACAGTCTTTAATAATACTATTCTTAAAAGATTTTCAAATGAAGCTGTAAGTAGTCCAATGCAAAGTATACCAAAAGTTTTACCAACAGTCTTACTTATGTCTGCTGTTGCTCATATTGGAAACACAATTAGAAGTAATGGAGCTAACTTACGAGATTATGAAACAGGACTTAGTAAAGATGAAGGTCAATTGATTGCAGAAGCTGTTAGACGTTGGGGAGGTTTTGGTCCTTTTGATTATGTTTCTAGATATACAAATGAATCACAAAGAAATGTTGGAGGATTTACATCAACTTTAAAAGCTTTTGCAGGTCCTTTACCTCAAGATGCTCTAGATGCCATTTTATATAGAAAAGGATTAGCAGAGATTGGTGCTACTAATTTACCGGGATATGCTGCTTATGATTTACTGTTTGGAGAAGGAACTAAAAAAGCATTGAGGTCTGCTGCTAGAGGAAGCTCTCCTAAACCAACAGGAGGGATTATAGGTTCTTATGCAAAAGGTGGTATAGTCAAGGATGTTCCTAATGTTAAAGACGAACCTGATGAAAGAATTGATAAACTGACTGGTGTTCCATACGATGAACAAGCAGGTTTTATTATGGAAGATGAAGAAGAACGATGAACATTGAACAATGCAAAGCTGAAATTAAAAGACACGAAGGCGAAGTCTTAGAAATTTATATGGATAGTTTAGGCTATAAAACTCTAGGAGTTGGTCATTTGTGTCAACCTAATGATATAGAATATAATTGGGAAGTTGGTACACCAGTATCTCAAGAGGTAGTGGATGCTTACTACGAAATGGATTTTCGTAAACATTACTATGAAGCTGTAAATGTTTTTGGAGATGAGAAAGCTTTTAATAATTTACCCGATGATATACAACGTGTGTTAGTAAACATGGCTTTTAATTTAGGTGGTACAAGACTTTCAAAGTTTAGAAATATGTTACAGGCTTGTAGAGAACACGATTGGAATAGAATGGCTGCTGAAATGCAAGACAGCCGATGGTTTCATCAAGTAGGTAGACGTAGTTTAGAATTACAAAATGTAGTATTATCACAACAATAATGTTACTTTATACTGAAAAACAATTAGATACAGCTTACAGAATAGATTGTAAAGCTAGAACAAAATGTAATGAAGCGTGGGTAACAAGAGAAGAATTTAGACCTTTATACGAAACATTACTAGAGCATTTTATGAAAGCTTACAATGAGGACAATTTTTTTGGTTCCGATGTTCCGGATTATTTAATAGAATCCGTAAACGATTTACTTGAAACAACATTAACTTTAGATAAATAGTATGTTCCCTTTTGAAATTATAACAATGTTAGGCTCTACTTTAATAAGTAGTTTGTTAAGTCTTTGGTCACAAAGAATGAAGGCTAAACAAGACGAACAAAAAATGTTACTACAGAGAGCCGAGATACGTATGGAAGCAGTAGATGCTGCAAGAAACGTAGAGAACGTAGGCTTTCAATGGACTAGACGTATTATTGCATTATCGTCTATTTTTGCAATAATTATATTGCCAAAGTTAGTGGCAGTATATTATCCGGACGTGGACGTAACTGTAGGTTACACTGTATTTAATCCGGGATTTTTATTCTTTACAGAAGGTAGAGAAGTATTTGAATGGATAACTTTTAAAGGCTTAGTAATAACTCAGCTAGATACGAATTTAGTTTCTGCCATTATTGGTATGTATTTTGGTGGAAGCTTAGTTAAAAAATAAGAGGGTAAAATGAATAACAACATGGGTATGGGTGGCTTTAGTGGAGATATGGACCGGAATGAAGTCGAAATCGACCTCCAAAAATTTATGTCTTTACTCCAAGAAAAGTCTGAATTAAAAGATAGGATAAGAGAGTTAGAAGATGAAAAGAATGATAACCCTTATCAAAAACTAATATTTATAGCTCAAGCTGTAGATAGTTGGAGAATAATACCTAGAGCTTTTTTAAGTATTTACATGTATCTTTTGTACTATGTTACATTTTGGTTTATGGATTTACAAGACCCTACAATGCAACAATCAGGACTTATCTCAGTGGTAGTAGGTGCTGGTGCTGCATGGTTTGGATTATACACTAACAGTTCTAAAAAACCCGGAGGGGAGAAAAAGTAATCTCGTTATAAATGACAGACTGGATAAGTGTAGTAGAAACTATTGGTATCCCTGCTGTTGTTGCAGTAGGTATGGGATATTTAGTGTGGACCCTCTTTAAAAATTTAATTGCAGACATACATAAGAAATTAGATACGCAACATGGAATGATTGTTGCCTTGATTGATAGAATAAGGCAAATGGATAATGACATGATACGTATAGATACTTTAGTCCGGACTGCTATGGACCTTCCTCCTGACCTTGACAGAATTGCTAGGTCAGATGGGAAGAAAGATACTAGAAGGGACTAGAAACGGGCTTAGAAAGGCTCTATGAGCTTTCTAGGCATATAATTAACTTGCTTAGTAAAAGGAGTATATTATGACAAGCAAAAATATATTAGACTTAAATAATCGTCTATATCAAACCTCGTACGTAGGCTTCGATAGACTCTTCGATGAGTTTTTCAAACTACAATCAAGTACGAAAAACGTACCGAACTATCCCCCTTACAATCTTGTAAAGGATGGAGATAGTTATACAATAGAAATGGCTATGGCAGGGCTAACTGACAAAGACGTTGATGTTGTTCTTGAAGATAGAACCTTAACAATTTCTTATGAGAAATCAGAAGAAGATATTGATGAAGGTATTATCCATAAAGGATTAGCACAAAGGTCTTTTAAAAGAAGTTTTAATCTAGCTGAAGATATTGAAGTCCAAAAGGCTCAACTTAAAAATGGATTACTATCTATCCGTATGGAAAGAATAGTACCGGACGAGAAGAAACCTCAGAAGATTAAACTGTCTTAATCAAATCTTCGACCATTCAAGTGAGCCTCTATCTTGTTATGAATTTTATCAAGCTCGGTAGTGGCTTCACGAATGGTCATTTTTAAAGTATTGTAATCTTCAACTGTTAAAAAGGTTTTAAGTTTTTTAATATCAGTCGAAACTCTTTCAGTAATTAATTTACCTGATTTATCATATAATAATGTATAGCTGAGAAGCCTTGCCTCTTCTCGTTTTTTTCTCATGATTCTAGTCCTGTAAAAGTTATTTTATCTTGTCTGCCTCTAAGTCCTGCTTTCATGTAGGAAGTAGCACGACCTTCAAAAAAGTTCTGATGCTCTACTCCCATTACTTCATCTAACCATTGAAGAGGGTTCTCTCTTTGGTCATAGTTAGTTTTTAATCCTAATTGTAGTAATCTTCTATCAGCGATGTATCTATTGTAAGCATACATATCTTGCTTAGTAAGACCTTGAATATCACCCATTTCAAACACTAAGTCTAAAAATTTATCTTCAAGTTTGACCATCTCTCTACATATCTCGTAGATTTCTTTCTTAAAATCATCTGTCCATATCTCAATGT